TACAGGGCTAAACGGGGCCGCAACCCAAAAGTTCATGTTATTTTTCTAGAAGAAGAAATGGCACTACGTGATGTGTTCGACCAATTCACCGCTCAAGCCCTTACAGCCGACGGAGAGAATCCCGTGAAGAAGGCATACCAGTTCATCAAGAATTATGTTCCAGCGGAGGGACAGCCCGCTAATCCCTTCACTACTGCAACTGACGACGTATAAGGAGGCAGTCCATGTCCGACATTGATAACGTTAACAGCACTAAGTTTGCTGAAGACAAGCTTCTCTCATGGCTACGAGTGAAGTTTGGGGAGGGCATGGCTGTCCTGAAGAAGGAGCGCGCCTTCGAGCAGATACCGGACGCAGTCCGGTATCTGGAGGGGAAGCATCAGACCTCTAAGAATAAAAGTATCTCCGGAGTCTGGACGAACCGCCTCCGGAAGATAGCCCTAGAAACCGTCGCCACTATGACGGATGTTCGTCCGATCTGGAACTATGAAACCTACGTGGACGAGTATAAACCACAAGGGGGAGTTCTTAATAAGCTCGCCCGCGCATGGTGGAGAAACACCAATGCTGATTCTCGTCTTGCTAGTATTCTTCTCTATGCTTGTGCTGGTGGATCTGGTTACGGTCTGCTTACATGGAACAAAGACCTCAACCTAGGGGAAGGAGACCTAGAGCTTGTTCCCTTCGACCCGAGAGATGTCATCCCTGTAGACCCTATCTATTCTGATGACATCCAAGATTGGAGGGGAGTCATCCTCAGGCAGAGACTGCCTGTAGAATCGGTAAAGAGGATGTTCCCCTCCAAGGCTCAACACATCATAGGTAAGGAGCTTTCATGGGCTCCAGTACAGACCGATAGGAACTCGCGCGTAGATGCAGTAGTCTCCCCCCTCTGGGAGTCCATCGACATGCGGCGCAACTTGAACGAGATTCCGGGCGTAGATGTCATGAGAGCGTATCTAAAGGACGACTCCCTCAATCTCACGGACGCCCCCATCACCATGGGTGAGGGCGAGTGGTCTTATATTGTCTATCCCATGGGAGGAAACGATGAGCAAGGCAAACCGGTCACGCGGGATAAAGCAAAGCTTTATCCTCGCGGAAGGCTCCTTATCTTCACCCCCGAAGCCATCCTGCGCGACATCCCTAACCCCCACTGGCACGGACTCTTCCCTGTCATCCGCTTCACGCTTGATCCTCTTCCGTGGTCACTCCTTGGTACGTCCCTTATCGGCGACCTTATCCCCCTACAGGATGCCCTCAACCAAGCGCTTCGCGGGAGCGAAGACGGTCTACGTCAATGGGTCCAAAGGAGCGTAGCTGCCGACAAGCGCTCAATGCCGAAGAGTGCGTTGGATGCACTCGACACCCGCATGGGCGGCTTGAAGCTCCATTACAACACCTCCGCTGGTGAGCCTTTCAAGATCATCGACGGTCCTGCACCTATGGTCTTCTCCATCTATGAGAAACTCATCGAAGTCCTCAAGAGCGAGATGGAAGACGTAGCCGGTATGAGAGGAGTAACCCAACTTGCCCAAATGGGACAGATGCCCTCTAGCGACACCCTTGAGAAGTACATGGAAGCTCTCTCACCGATTCTACGCCTACGAGCCCGACAGATGGAAATCTCTCTTTCTCGTCTTGCACACCTCATCAAAGTCGGCTTCTTCCAGTGGTACTCCGCTCCGCGCCGAATTGAACTCCTTGGAAAAGACGGACTAACCCGCGAAGACTTCGACTACGATCCCGCTCAGATGACGCCCGCTGGCGATGGCGATAGGGCCTCACGGGCTCTGCGCCACCAGAAGCTCTTCTCCTTCCAAGTGGCCCCTAATAGCTGGCTTAATGTTTCCCACACCACCCAGAAGATGATGAACCTGCAACTGCTCAGAGAGCAGTTGATGGATCCGTGGACCATCTGGGCCAACTTCGACATCCCCGATACGGGACCGTCTCCTGCGGAGACCGTACCGGAGCGCATTAAGATTGCCAAGGAAAGAGGACTCATGCAGGGTCCAACGCCCGAACTGGTAGCCGCGCAGTTACAGTTGCAATTGCAACAAGTGCAATTGCAGCAACTTCAAATTCAGGCGCAGATCGCCCAGATGCAGAATCCTCAGCCCGCTCCCCCTGCTCCGGGCGGTGGCGCACCTGCGCCTTCTGGTCCCGGCGGTGGGCCGGGAGGCCCACCCTCTGGTCCGCCTAGTGGAGGGGGTCCGCCCGTGGGCGGATCCCCAAAAGGGAAGGGGCCGGGAAGGCCCCCTAGTGGAGCGATATCCCCACACTTCGAAACTCGAGACGGGGGCACGAGACCTATCGTAAGTGAAAGCCGGTAAAGTACTTGACAGGACGTCTATAAAATGTTATAATGGATTCAAGCGGTGTTATACCGCTTGTTTCGAAAGGAGTCAGAAATGGCTGATGGCAAGAAAGTAAAACTAGACACTCCTTTTAAGGATGCTGTCTGCAAACCGGGCGGCGGGCTGACTAGCCCGCAACCCCAGTCACAAGGTACGCAAAAAGGTAGTAAGTAGGTTAGCATGTCTTCAATGCCACCTAACATGAAATTCGGTGGGCCTCCTCCGGGAGCTACACCGGTTGGCCTATCTTCAATGAAGATGTCACCGATGCAGTCCGGTCCGGATCCCACAAGCGGTAATCCCGAAGCCTCAGGTGGCGGGGCAGGTATTGCTAAAATGTTTTACGCCATCGAGAGTTCTCTCGATTCATTAGCTGGTGCCATCCCGGAACAAGCGGAAGAGATTGACAAGATCAAGTCTGCCTTGCGGGAAATACTAGCCTCGGCGGTTTCCGGTGGAGCGGCCTTCATGGGTAGCGAACAGAATCCGAGCATTCGCTCGGGTCCGAGTGAGCCACTCATCTAGGTTGTAACCCACTAGAGGATTGATTTATGTCCAGAAAAGAAGACGAAGCTTTTGCAGCGTGGAAGCAGGAAGTACTTGGCGAGTTCCCGGACGATGTCCGTAAGGCCGCCGAAGTAGCTCTCGAAGCACCTGTTGCGAAGGAGCGCTTCTATCGTGGAGCCATCCGACAGGATGAGTTCTACAGGCGGCTTAACGAACTAGAAGATGCGAAGAAGGAACTCGAAGGTGCCAAGAATGAGATTTACACTTGGTACGAAGAGGAATCCCCAAAGCAAGACGCTCTCATTGCTGAGCGCGATCTACTTCGAGAACAACTAGCCGCTGTCAGTGCCGGAAACGCTCCCGCCGCTGCGGGCCTCCCCGGCTTCTCTACTGAGGATCTCGCGGACTTGCGCGCTAAGGCGAACAAGATTGATCAGCTTGATATGCTCATTCCTTCTGTGATTGCGGATATGGCCGCTGTGGCCTATGACGCCCAGAAGAATGGCTTTGACGTTGACCCCCGTGAGGTCATGCGGGTATCTCTACAGACTGGTGCAGAGCCTTTCAAAGCCTACGAATACATTACGCAGGACCAACGTAAAGCTCGCTATGAGCAAGGTCAGGAAGCGGAACGTAAGAAGTGGATGGCGGAAGGTGCGCGTCAGGCTATCACATCCAGAAATGGTAGTCCCGATCATATTCAGTCTTCGGGGCCTAACGTTGTGGACTTCCTTCAACGGCAGAATGCTCTAGAGAGCACCCAAGGTGCACGCGTGAATGCGGCTCTTGAAGCTTTCATGGCCGGTGAAGGGGGAATGTAACGGTAGTTCCGAGGTCGGGCTTTTCCCTAATATAGGAGTCATACATGGCTTTCCTTGATGTTGTCAATACGATTAGCAGGAAGCAGATCCTTCCTGGCCTAGTCGATCAGGTATTCAAGGCAGGTCCGACTCTAGCGTACATCAAACGTAACTGTCTACAGAAGTGGACTGGTTTCCAAAACCAAGAGAACTTCCTCTATGGCATGATGAACGTTGAGCCGTACCTTCCTGGAGATTCATTCGATATCTCCCAGTCGCAAATTTTCACTGGCGGGACTCTAACGCCTCGCTATTACAACGTTGCAGTCCCTGCTCTACTTGAGAAGATCAAGATCGAGTATGCTGGTCCTGAGGCGGTGTTCAACTACGTCGATGTCCTAATGCAAGCGGCTGCACTCACCATGAGCGCGAAGCTAGCGACCGACATCTTCGAGCATGGCCAGACTTCAACTACTGTAGTTCAGGACCGAACCAAGGTCATCAACGGCCTTGCTGAGGCTCTTAATGATGGCGCGACTACGGATTTCCGTGGTCGAACTTTCCCGAACTATCTTACCATTGCACGTACTACGGTAGGCACGGCTCTCAACAGCCCCTGTACCGCAGCGGCTGGTACGATCGATTCTACCGTTGGTGGTTCGATCTCATATCCTATCCTAGAGCAAGCGTTTAACTCGGTTGTGTACGGTACCGAAACGCCTGATCTAATCATCACCACGAACAAGGGTCTATCTTACATCAAGATGGCTTTCCAAGCCCAGCAACGTTTCGAGGGCACCTCGCTTGACTTCGGCTTCCAAGGCGTGAAGTTCAATAGCGCAACCATCTTCCAAGATCGTTATGCTCCGGGTTCGGCTGCTGTCAGCACGATGGAGTCCACGAAGCTTCAACAGCTTCAGGCTCTTGATGGTTCGAACAACACCGTCTCCGGCGAGACGCTATGGTTCCTAAACACGAAGTATATCCGCTTCTACGTTAGCACGGATAGTCTCTACGGGTTTGGATTCACTGGCTTCCTCCCTGCGCAAGATAACAGCGT